CCCCTTGCGTTCGCGACGACGAGAGTCAAGTTCCGCCCGCAGCCGGTCGCGTTCGGCCTGGGCGGCGGCGACCGCTTCGATCGCCTCCCTTGTTCGGTTGTCGGCAGCAGCGGCCCACGCGGCGTTCGCCTTGCGCAGGTCCTCGATCGCCTTCACGTTGTCGCGGTTGGCCTGCTCCCAATTCACGGCGGCGGCGCGCAGGCCGTCGATGGTGTCGCCACGGTCGTCAACGCGGTACGTCTGCACGCCGGCCACGATCGCCAGCACCAGCGCGAGCCCGGCGAACACCGTGGCGCGCATGCCGCCGAGCAGCTTGACCAGCGCGGCCCAGGTCACGGCGCACCGCCCCGGATAGCGCGCGCGGTCAGCGACACCAGCGCATGCAGGCCCTTGTGCAGATACGGCGCCAGCAGCCCGGCCAGCGTGCCCAGCATCAGCGCGGGCAGCGTGCGCAGCTGCGCCCACATGACGCCGAGCCCGATCACCAGCGCCGCGGATTCGATCAGGAACTCGCGCGACAGCGGGCACTTGAGCGCCGGCATCCACCTTGTCAGGAACGGCTGCGACGCGGTGGCCAGCGCGAGCGCGAGCAGGAACGAGGACAGGCCCAGCGGCGCGTCGCTCGTCACCTTCACGAAGAACAGCCAGCCCGCGTGCATGGCCTCGAAGAACGCCTTGCCGTGCGCGGCGAACAGGTACACGATGCCGGCCAGCAGCGACCAAGCCGCGGACTTGAGCACGCCGTTCATTCGTCAGCCCTCACCACGCGGACGGTCCAGCCTGCGGCGACGGCATCATCGATCATGCGCTTGGCTTCTTCGCCCGCATCATCCGAGCCCACCAGGCGGACCTGCTGCGCGAACCCATCGGGGTCAGCCAGCTTCGGGTCGCGCGGGGGCGGGGGCGGGGGCGGCGGGGTCAGGATGATGACGGTGCTCATTTTCGTGCGCCCTCCTCGGGCTTGAGATGCGGGGCCAGCATGTAGATCGCGCTCAGCTTGTCATCCAGGTCGAACAGTCGAATCCCCATCACCACCACCAGCGCCGCCAGCATCACGTTCATGCCGAACATCACGGCGCACGCGATGACCAGCCCGCTCCCAGGCGATTGGTGGACGTTGGCACTGACCACCTGCGGCGGGTTTGATACCTGCGCGACCAGCCCGCGCAGCTCGCGCAGTTGCTCGTCTGTCTTGACCTGACGGGCTCGCAGCGCTTCGATAAGGTCCTGCGGATCATCAGCGCTTGTCATCGCGACGTACCGCCGGCCATTCCAGCTTGTCGAGAATCGTGTTGGTGTCACGACGCCCGGCGTCGATCTCGTCAATCGCGTGCTCGATCTTCACCTTAAGCGGCTCGATGGCGCTACTGACGGCCTCGCGAATCATCTCCTTGAGCCCGTCCTTGCGTTGGAAATCGCGCTCAATTTCAAGTTTCAGCGCGTCGATTTCCTTGCCCTGCGACATGATTCGCATGGCCATGAATCCGACCACGCCGACGAACACGATCTCCATCAGCTGCGGTAGCGTCATGCCAACACTCATGCAGCGGCCCTCATCGCGAACCGCTTGTACGCGGTGGCCAGCTTCGCGTCGTAGCGGTTCTTGCGGTACGCCGGGCCATTGTACCGTTCGGCGAATGCCGCCCAGTCGCGGCGCACCAGCTCGTCGTCCAGTCCCTCCGCGTACAGGAACGCGACGAACGCATCCAGCTGCGCGGCCTCGTCGCGGTACATCGCGTTCACGAAGTCCTGCAGCGACGCGTGGCCAGTCGCGCGCCAGTTAAACCCCATGATCTGGAACTTGCCCCACGAGCAGGACTTGAGCGCGGCATCGCGGTTGATGGCCACCGCGTCGGCGAGTCGTTCATGCTCAGCCGCGCCACCGACGTATCCGCCAGGCCGGCGGTTCACGATGTCAGGTCGCGCGCGCTCGTGCGGCGCGGGGTCGACGCGGTTCTGGACCAGCTGCCGGCGGAAGATGTGCCGCTCGAAAAGGATGACTGGGCGCCCGTCAACGAGGAACCCCGACACCCTCGATTCCACCGCGGCCACCGCCTTGATAGCGGCGACCTCGCACCCGAGGCGCGCGGCGGCCTTTGCGTAGTCCTGCTCAGTCAGCTGCTTCACTCAGGCGGCCCTCGCTCGTCCCAGCACCAGGTCCTCAGCCGACAGCGTGCGCCCTTCGCGCTGCGCCAGCTGCAACAGGTCCGGATGATACCAACTCGGGACTCGGCCGCCACTGCCGCGCGGGCGCGGGTAGCGCCAGCGATGGATGGTCGACCGGTTCACGCCCAGCGCGTCCGCGATCGTGGGAATGCCGAGCTCCTTGATCACGACCTCGGCGGGGGACATTTCGTTGCGCTTCATGTTGGGGTTATCAGGGTGGGCGACCACAAGTGTTGCGGTAAACGCAACGGAGTGTCAACCCCCAAAAGAAAGGGCCAGGTCGCCCTGGCCCTAGCCCGTCAGCCGATTCGATCGGAGCCCATTGATCCCCGCCTGCAACGCAGGATCTCGGCCCGGGCCTGCCGCCGTTCGCCCCGAACTTTTGAAGCCACCACCTGCGGCTGGGTGTCGCGCGCCCTGCTCAGCACGCGCCCCGATGATGCCCACGAGCGCCCCCCTTGACAACCCACGTCCGCCCGTCTAGTGTTGCGGTTACCGCAACGGCACCCCGCCGGCGGACCAAGGGGAAACACCATGACCGAACACTTGCCCGAGCAGGAGCCCTGCCAGCCCTTGCTTACCGGCATCATCCCGGGCCTTTCCAACGAGCAGTACCACGCCGCCCCGGGCGTCTCGAACTCCGGCCTCGGCCTAGTCGAGCGCAGCCCGGCGCACTACTACGCCAAGTACCTGGACCCAAACCGCGAGCCCGAGGAGCCCACACCGGCCATGCGCGCCGGCACGGCCCTGCACACGGCCATCCTCGAGCCCGACACCTTCGCCGTGCGGTACGTCGTCGTTCCCCAGGACGCGCCGCGCCGTCCGTCCGTCACGCAGCTCAACGCTAAGAACCCGTCGGCCGACACGGTATTCGCGATCAACTGGTGGGCGCACTTCGATGCCGAGAACGCCGGCCGCGAGATCATCACCGCCGACGAGTACGAACGGTTCATGCGCTGCGCCGCCGCGGTGCACGCGCACCCGACCATCGCGTACCTGATCGGCAAGGGTGTCGCCGAGCAGTCCGTTTTTGCGGTCGACCCGGAGACGGGCGTCATCGTGAAAACGCGCCCCGACTACCTTGCCAAGGTCGACAGCGCGACGGTGTACCTGGACTTCAAGTCCACCGACGACGCGCGCCCTGACGCGTTCGCGCGCTCGTGCCACAACTACGGCTACAACCGGCAGGTCGCGCTGGGCGAGGACGCGCTGGAATGGTCTGGCGTCGGCCGCCCGGATGCCACGTTCCTGATCCCGTTCGAGCGCGACAACCCGCACGGCGTCATGGTGTACGAGCCCGACGCCGACTTCCGCGCCATCGGCCGCGCGCGCTACCGTCGCCCGCTCAACACTTACGCCGAGTGCCTGGCCACCAACAGATGGCCCTGCTACCCCGAAACCGTCACCCCCCTCTCGCTGCCCAAGTGGGCGGCTTAACCCATCGTCCGAAGGAGGACAACCCATGAAGTCCAAGATCCACAAGGTCACCGTGCTGGGCCTGACGTTCTACGTGCTGGCCAAGACCAAGGCTGGCGCGTGCCGCATCGTGACCCGCCACCTCGCCGACGAGACGGATGCCGTCATCGCCAGCGCCGACGACATCTACGACGCTGGGCGTCGCGGCGTCGCCATCATGGGCCTGCCCGGCGCCCAGCAGGGCGAGCCCACCAACCCGCCGACCACCGACGAGGAGTAATCCATGCGCTCGATGGCCAGCATGCAGGCGAGCATCTTCCGCAGGTGCGCCGAGGAGCGGATGGAGATCTTCCGCCGCACCGGTGAATTTCCCGAATACCCCAAGGTCGTCGTCGGGTTGCCCGGCATCGTCGCGATCGTGCGCAGCCGCAAGGAGGAGCGGAACTTCCACCTCGCCGACATCATCCCGCTCGCCATCGTCACCATCTCCGGATTCGCCTTCGCGGCGTACATGGTCGTGACCACCATCATCAACATCATCGCAAGGAACTGACCCATGACCACGAACCTTCCCGCCACCACCGCCGGCCCGTCGGCCAACCCGTTCGCGCGCACCGCGCTGGCGCAGCACGTCTCCGCCGGCGCCGTCGCCATCGAACAGGAGCGCGCCGTCGCCGAGGCTCAGGGCAAGCTGGTGATCGCCAAGCGCTTCCCGCGCGACCAGGCCGCGGCGTTCCAGCGCGTCATGGACGCCTGCTCGCGCCCGTCGTTCGCCGAGGAGGCGATCTACTCGTACCCGCGCGGCGGCCAGACCGTCAGCGGCCCGTCCATCCGCATGGCCGAGGAGCTGGCCCGCTGCTGGGGTAACATCGACTACGGCCTGCGCGAACTGTCCCGCCGCGACGGCGAGTCCGAGATGGACGCCTACGCGTGGGACCTCGAGACGAACACGGTGTCGTCGCAGAAATTCACGGTGAAGCACCTGCGCGACAAGAAAGCCAGCAACGGCGGCCAGCAGGTCCTCACCGACGAGCGCGACATCTACGAGATCGGCGCCAACATGGGCGCCAGGCGCATGCGCGCGCGCATCCTGGCCATCCTGCCCGGCGACCTCGTGGACGCCGCCGTGGAGCGCTGCCGCGCCACCCTGCGCGGCGAGAGCGAGGTGCCGCTGGCCGACCGTGTGCGCGCGCTGGTGGCCGCGTTCGCCAAGCTGGACGTGCCGGGCAAGCTGATCGAGAAGCGCTTGGGCAAGAAGCTGGACGAGGTGACCGGCGAGGAGCTGGTGGACCTGCGCGGCATCTACAAGTCCCTGCGCGATGGCATGACCAAGCCGAGCGACTGGTTCGGCGACGAGGCGAAGCCGGTGTCGAGCGTGGCCAGCAAGGTCAACGAGGCGGTGAAGGCGAAGCCGGCCACGGCCGAGAAGCCCGCGCCGGCGCCCGACCCCGCGCCCGAGAACGACCCCTCGCCCGCCACCGTGGGCGACGGCCCTGACTTCTGACCGAGGACACGACCATGACCATCAAGATCGAAGTGGGCAAGATGTACCGGACTGCCAGCGGCGGGACCGTGGTGATCAACATGCTCAACCCGAATCAGCCCGAAGGCTACCCGTTCGGCGGCACACTGACCGACAAGGACGGGGATGAATTCATCGACCAGTGGTGGACGAGCGACGGCCGCTGGGACCGGTTCAACGAGGGGCACGCATGGAACCTAGTCGGCGAGGTTCCGACGACGGCCGCCCACGCGCGGAAGGAGGAGTTCCCGAACACCATCCTTCGCGAGCAGGCTGCCACCGTGTCGCCCGACTTCACGGCATCCATCGGCGTCAGCACGCCGCCCGTGCCCGGCTACGAGCGCCGCCCATACCCGCTCAGCATGACGATCACGCTCGTGGACGCCCCGGCCGACGTGGCCCTGCTTGCCGCGTTGGACTACGTGGTGGCTCACTTCCTGGATAACACGGACTGCAATCTTGCCGACGCCGGTGACGCAATCGACTGGCTACAGAAGAAGTACGCCACCAACGGCAAGTGAGGTGCCCGTGAACCGACGAGACTGGGAGTCCCGCAACAACGCGCGCGACGAGCGCATCCTCGCGGAATACGAGTCCGACGATGCCCCGAGTCTGCGCGAGCTCGGGGATCGTCACGGGCTATGCCCGCAGCGAATCCACCAGATCGTGCAGAAGGCGCGCGCGCGCCGTGAGAAAAACCGGGGCGCCTAGCCCCGGCGATTCATGCCCAGGCGCGGACGATCATCTGCCAGTTTGCATTCGTGATCGCCGCCGACGCGCCAGACGACTTGTCGTTGATGTTGAGCGCGTTGGCATTGCTGCCGTAGCGGATAACCACGTTGGTCGCGTCCGACACCACGGACATGCCACGGTTCGATGGCTGCTCGCCAGCTGCGACGATTACCTCGTCGTTGACGCTGTACCCGTGCTCGCCAGTCGTGCACTTGAGCCTGATCTGCAGGAGCGCCGGCGCGGCCGCAAGCCCGTGGGCAAGCGTCAGCGTACCGCCGCTAGTGATGGCCTGTCCGGTCGACGTGTATGCCTTGGTGAACGCAGGCGTCGCCGCGGCGGAAAGGTCCGCAAGGCCGATCGAACCGTCGGCAATTTCACTCGCGCCGACAGCGCCAGCGTCGATCTCCGCCGCCCCAACAGCGCCATCCACGATCTTGGCGGCGGTGACGCTATTCGCCGCAAGCTGCGCCTGGCCAACGGCCAGATCCGTGATTCCCGTTTGCTTGACCTTCGTGACCATACATTGCCGACCTCCGGCGTTAGGTGTTGGATTCGGTTTCGGGCTGCGCGTCGCGCGGCATCGGATCAACCTGCACCGGCTTGGGCTTGGGGCTCGCAATCTCCTGCAGTGCGACCTGCACCTCGAGGAATGGGCCGATCTCGGCCGGCGTCAGATTGATGCGCTGCAGGAAGGCAAGTGCGTTTCGGGCTGCGACAGGGGTCACGGCAGTATCCTCAGTTGGGGACTCGGAGATAACGGAAACCAGCGCCGCCAGAATCAGCAGCGCCGACGGTGACGCGCTTGAGCGCGCCGTTGACGTACAGCAGGATCGGGTTGGTCGCGTCTATCACGTCGTTGCACTCGATCATCGTGATGGTGCCAGGCCCGTTCACGACCTGGAAGTACCCACTGTTACCGTTGGCGTAGATGACGTTACTGTTGGCTGCGTTGGTGCCTAGGAACAGGCGCGAGGTTCCGCCTGTGTCGTTGGTAAACAGGTATCCGGCGTTCGGGAGGGCGATCGCAGCTCCGGTCGTGTACGTGCCGTTTCGCAGGTCTACACCGACCTTCCACTGCTTGAGGCCGCCGTTGTTGATTCCGAGGATCGAATCCGGCGCGACGGTGCCCTCGGACGAAGCGAGGAAGTTGATGGACGGATAATTCGGAGCGGCGGCAGAGTTCCACTTGGCGATGCGGGAGACGAAGCCCTGAAGCGCCGTCGGGAAATTGTCCACGCCAGAGGTGCCAGCACCAGTGCCGTCCTTGAGCAGCCATTCGGTGCCAGCGATATAGCCGTTCATGGACGCGCGGTTGGTGACATCACCGGACTGCAAGGCAAGCTCGTTGTATCCCACAGCGCCGCCAGCCCACAGCTGGCCCTTGAAGCTTGCCGAGTGCATGGAGCCGTCGCCGTACTTTTCGGCAGCGAACAGCACGCCCTGGCCAACGGTCGCCGAGAAATTCGGCAACGCCGTCACCACGCCGTCACCGTCCCACGTGCTGAGGAACACGGCAGCAGGGATGCCCTCGTTGTTGCCGCCGTCGGCGGTGTCGCGATGCTGGAACACCAGCGAGGCGCGCGTGCCGGCGTAGTTGACGGGCGATGCGTCCTTCTGGATTTCCAGCCTCGACCCAGCCGTTGCCGGGTTGAACACGAACGTCTTGTCGCCAGTGATCGTCTGCGCGCCATCCATGTAGACGACACGATCAAGCGCATCTTCCACCGTCGTGCCGGAACCGACGACAGGCGTGTACTCAATCCCGCTGGCAGCGTTGATCGACTGAGCGATCGCGGTTCCATAGCGGATCAGAACGCGCTCGGTGCCTGCAAACGGCGTGGTGAACGTCACCGTGGCGCCGGACAGCGTGTAGTCGATACCCGGGACCTGCACGATGCCGTCAATCGAAACGTCCAGGTTCGCCGTCACCCCTGCGTCGTCGCTGAGCGTTAGCTGCGTCTGTGCGGCCGACGGGTTGAACACATCCGCCTTGAAATTCGAGAACGCCGCCGAGGTCACGAAGGTCGACGCAGTGTAGTTGCGCAGCCCGGTGCCGTCGCCATCCCAGCCGACGACGGTCCCCGCCTCAGGCGCCGGAAGGTCCGTCGACACGCCCTCGATGTAGGCAGGGATTGAAAACGATCGGTCCGCCTGCTCTTTCAGCTGGAGGATCTGCCGCGTCGCGCGATCGAAACTGTCCTCGTGCGTCTCCGGGAAGAACCGGCCCTGGTTCTTGTAGTCGGCCGGCTGTGTGTACGGCACGGCCGACTTGATCAGCACCGTGACGCCATCGGCAGGCGCGTCCGTGAACGTGACCGAGCCGCCAGCCTCGAACCCGGCGTTGTCCACGGTGTAGTCGGTGTTGAGCACCTGCAGCGTCTCCACGCCGTTTGCGTCGATCAGCGTCACCTCGAGGTCGGAATCGACGAACACCTTGAACCCGAACGGGAACGCGGTAGTGACGCCGTTGCCGTCGTAGATTTCCTTCGCGAGGTCGGTGTTGATGGTCATGGCACGGTGGCTCCTGGGGATGGCGGGAGTTTACTGCTTCGGGGGGCCGTAGATGGCCATGCGGGTCAGGTCCACAGCGCCCGCCTCCGGGTCGTCCTGGATGGCCTGGATGGTCTTGGTGGTGATCCGGATCTGGCCAGCGGGGATGCCGGTCAGGGGACCAGCGCCGGCCGCCAGGTCCCGGGTCATGTCGTACCAGTCCAGCTCGCCGGTGTCCTGGTAGTCCTCGACGTTCTCGGAGATGGACTTGGACGCCTTGACCAGCCCGGCCATCGCCTGCGCGGTCGGCGCCGCGCGCGGGTTGATAGGCCGGTCGGTAGCCCACGCCTCCACGGCGCCGGCCACCTCGCGCGCGACCGGGATGGCCTGCAGCGGGAACAGCAGGGTGTTGCGGGCCAGCCACGCCGCCCACTCGCCCGGGCCGATCTCCTCGTCATCGTCGTCGCCATCCTCCGGCCAGCGCCCGGCCGCCAGCATGAACACCGACGGCGCCAGGAACATCTGCAGCATGAGCGACGCGGCGCGCGCGCCCACGGTGCGGGTCGCGCCCTCGCCCTTCGCCGCGGCCCGCAGGCGGCCGAGGATGACGAACATCGGCCCCATGAAGATGCGGGACTCGCGGAACGCCGGGTCGCGTTCCAGCGCCGCCACGTCCTTGCGCGCGCTCGAGGTCTGCGTCTGGCGCACCAGCTTGTCGGCCAAGCGCACGGCCTCCGCGCTCGTCTCGCCGGCCGCCAGCGCCTCCTGGTAGCGGCCCCACCACGCGGCCCGGGTCACGTCATGGTCCGCCCACCGGTGCAGGGTCATTACCACGCGCCGGTACGCCTCGCCGTAGCCGCGCTTGCCCTGCGCCTTGGTGATCTCCTGCTGGTACTCGAAGTCGATGTCGGCAAGCCGCTGGGCCATGAACGGGGACAGCGAGGTGATCTTCTCGGTCAGGTCACCGCGGCCACGCTGCAGGGTCCACCAGCCGCGCATCAGCGACCGCACGCCCACGCGGTCGAGCGCCTGCAGCAGCGCCGACGAGTAGTTGCCCAGCGCGATGTCCGGCCGGATGGCCAGGGCCGACACCGCCGAATTGGCCACCACGGTGGAGACGATCCGGCGCGCGGTCGTCGCCGCCTGCCCGGCCATCTCGCCCGATGACACGGCATAGGCCACCGCGCCCTTGAGGGTGTCGTAGGCGCCCTTGCCCAGCCGCGAGATGATGGCGTCCTTGACCTGCGCGTTGCGCAGCAGGCGCACGGTGTCCTTGACCGCCCTCCGGTACGCCAGGTCCGTCATCACGTTGTCCAGGTGCTTTGCCATCACCGCGCCGAAATCCATCTGCAGCGGGGCGTTCACCTTCTCGACGCGCTCCTTCGTGTACCCCTTCGGGGTCGTGGCCCGGGTGTAGCCGGCGCCCATCATGACGCGCAGCGCGTCGTCGTCGGCCTGCCGCTCGCCGATCTCGGACTTCGAATGGTCGTAGGCCAGCGGCCAGTAGCCGCCGCGCATCTCCACCGCGACGGTGCCCGCAGCAGCGTCGGCCTCGCCGTTGACGCGGATCTTGGCCGCGTTGACAGTAAACGCCACCGCCTCGACCTTCGGCGGAACGATGCCCGACATCTCGCGCTGCAGCGCAGCAATTTCAGGCCACAGGGAATTGACCGCATCCCACAAGCCCTGCACGTACCGCGCCTCGTCCGGCGTCAGCATGTCGCGCATCTGCTGGATCTGCGCGTCGGTCAGCTGCACTGGGGCGCCGTTGACGTGCACGCCGCCGTCACGGAGCCGCTGCAGGTTGCCCGCGTTACCGGTGTTGAGCACGATCCCGAGCAGCGTGCCGCGCGACACGGTGGCGCCGAACGGCAGGTCCACGCGCTCGTCCAGCGACGCCATGAACCCCGACGGCATGGACTTGCGCAGCGCTTTCAGCTGCGAGCCCACGCGCCGGCGCAGCTCGATGGCCTTGTCCTCGGCCCGGTTGAGCGCCTGCCAGAACAGCCGGTGCCACGGGCCGGACTCGCCGCCGTCCAGCGCCTCGATGATGTTCTCCGGCCGGTCCAGCTCGGACGCGAACCGGCGCACGCGATCGGCCGCGCGGTCCACCGCGCCAAGGTCACGGCGCGACAGCTCCTCCGGCAGGCGGTCCGGGTTCATCTCCTCGGCGCGCTGCACCAGCTGGTCCACCGCGTCCTTGAACCGGGTGCGGTCCTCGTCGGCCAGCAGCCGGTTGCGCTGGCCGGCCAGGTGCACCAGGTTGCGCGCGGCCTCGTACACCTCGCGGAACGTGGCCACCGACATCTCACGCAGCTCGGTCACCGTGCCACCGTCGACCATCGCCACCACGCGGTCGCTGACGGCCGTCTCGTCGCCGGCCTCCTGCAGCTCGTCCAGGAACGCGCGCAGCGGCGAGCGCTCGGCCGTCGGGTCCTGCCGGCGCAGGCCGACGGCCGCCAGCACTGCGTTGATCTGCTCGCGGTAGCCCTTGCCGGCCTTGGCCAGCCGCTCCTGCACCTTGGGCTTGCCCTGCTTGGCCAGCCACTTCGTCCGCTTCTCGAACTGCTCGCGCGCCTTGATGGCCACGTCGTACAGGTGCGCGTGCGCCAGCCGGCGCCGCTGCGCCAGCAGCGCCTCTTTCCAGTTGCCGGCCGCGGCCTGCCGCAGTGCCTCGCGCGCGAACTTGCGCTCGGCCCGCAGGTAGGCATACGGGGTCAGCATGCGAATCTTCGTGCCGGCGATCTTCTGCTCGGCCCACGCGCGCACCTGCGCCGGATTCATCGCGGGTTCGCCGGCCAGCCCCTCGAGCAGCGCAATGTCCGCCGCGATGGCCTTCATGCGCTTGGAGTTGTGCACCGCGTTCATCGCGCGCTGCGGGAGCGAACCGTCCAGCCGCATGTCGCCGTAGCGCTCGCGCATGCGCGCGTCCGTCTCGGCCTTGATGGCGGCCTTCATCGGCGCGGCGTTGGCCAGCGCGGTCACCAGGTCGTCGCCCGAGGCGAACCCGAACAGCGCCGCCGCCATGTCGCCGTCGATGCCGCCCTCCACCGCGTAGACCGACTTGCGCAGCAGGTTCTTGTTCAGGAACGCCTGCCCGTACTTGCGCACGAGCCAGCCCTTGTCCAGCTTGACCGGCGGGGTCGGCAGGTCCTCGCCCGCCGGCGTGCGGTTCCGTGACAACGCGGCCCACGCCTGGTAGACCGGCAGCGCGTACGTCTCGGCCTCCACCTCGCCTTGCACCTTGGCCCGCTCCTCGCGCCACCACGCCTCCGCCTCGCGGCGCACCTCGCGCATGGCCTGGGCGGTCACCCGGGCCTCGGCCTCGTCGTGCGCGGCCTGCTGCAGCCGCAGGTACTCGCGGAACCGGGTCGGGCTCATGCCCGCAGCCGCGGCCTCCTTGAACAGCGGCTCGACACTCATGGCCTGCTCGGCGCGCGCGATCGCGTCGTCGCCGGCGATCATGCGGTCGAACACGCCGCGCACCTCGTCGGTCAGCGTGACGTTCAGCGAGGTCAGGGTCTTGTAGATGGCCTTGATCCACGCCTTGAACCGCGCGAACGGCGCGGCCAGCTCAGCCGACGGCGGACGGCCCTCGCCCAGGTACGCCTCGAACCCGCGCGCGAACTGCTCGTGCTGCTCGGTGCCGATGTCCGCCCGGCTGTCCACGCCAAGCCACCGCAGGATGGCCATGTAGTCATCCACGAGGTCCTGCGGCGCGTTCAGCGAATCGCTGGCGATGTCGCCCATCACCTCGAGATAGAAGTGCGCGGACTCATGCAGGAACGTCGACAGGTCCGCGTTCTCGGTCAGGCCGATGGTGAACTTGCGGTCCGACGTGTACTGGATGAAGCCGCGGCGGATGGCGTCCTCGGTACGCTGGCTAAGCGTGGCAGAACCGTCGTCGTAGCCCCACTCCTGGATGCTGTCTCCGTTGGTGAAAATCTGCGACGCCTTGACCTGCTTGGTGATGATCTTGTAGTCGCCATCAAAGACGGAGTTCCCGTGGTCCTCGGCGTACTCGCGGACAATCGTGACCCAATCGCCAGGATTGATGCCGGCGTCAACATCGCTCGGGACAGCACGATAGATGGTCACTGGCGCATCAGGCTCACCCTTGTAGGCGTTGACAATCCGGAACGCCTTTGCGTCCTTGGAGGCATCTCCGGTCCCGTAGAATCGCGGACCGTTGCGACTGTAAACGTCATCTGGGTAGTACCCGTTGTCCGTCAAGCTGTGCAGCGGAGCGCCACTTTCGCTGGTCGGGGCGCGGTGCTGGATGCGGTAGTCTTGCTCGGACTGGTAGAACGTCCGCACGATGTCGATCGCGCCATCGTCCCATATAACGTAGTTGTACGAGCCGCGCGCGGCGTCGGTGTTGGTCGTTCCGTCGCGGTAGCGCAGGCCCGGGATGCCCTTGGCCAGCAGCATCTCGGACGCTACCTTGTTCGGGTCCTGCCCAGGCTGGATCTCGACCGAGGATGCCAGCAGCGTGTACAGCGTGCCCGCGGTCTTGGCCTCCGGGATCTTCCGGTTCCACGATTCCAGGCTCGACGCGTCCAGCATCTGGATCAGCGATTCCAGCGCCTCGCGCACCTTCGGCGACTGCTGGTCCAGCGTCGCGTCCCAGTCCGCAAGGTCCGAGTCCTCCGGGATCTCGACCTGGTAGGTCTGCCCTGTATTGAGCTCGCGCACGCGCGCGATCAGGCGCGTCAGCGCGCCGATCTCGTAAACACGCATGGCCGACGAGCGCGCCTGCATGCGCCGCGCTGCCTCAGCCGCGGTGCCATTGCCAATCGCGGCGTTGAAGATCGCCGGGCCATCCTGCGCCGACACGCCGTCCATGCCCATCGCGCGCGCCACGCGCACCACGTCCGTCGCCGACGCCGCCGTGGTCTGCCGGTAGAACTCCGCGACCTCGCGCTTAGACGCGAAGTACATGCCCCAGCCGTAATTCTGATTGCCGGCGCCCGAGCCGATCTTGCTCAGGTCGAACTTGGTCAGGCCCTTCGCGTGCGTGCCGTGGAACGCGGACTGGTACAGGATGTTCGGGTTGCTCGCGTCGAACGTGCCGCGGTTGGCGGTTGCGGATTTGATCTGCTCGGGGCGGAATGCCGTGTACTCAGTTTCGTATCCGGTCGTGTGAGCGATTCCGTCATATCCAAGCGAGATGGCCTTGTTGATGTCATATCGAGTGATCAGGCGAGAGCTAAAAGCCTGCTTCGCGCTTCGACGGTTGTAAACGCTGTCGGAACCATAGAGGGTGCGGAGGATTTGCTTTTGCGCATCGTACCCTGACACAACAATCGGGTTCTGGATGCTCAAAAATACAGGGACCACCTGCGCCCCGTCGCCACCTTTTTTTGCGTAACTGGATGCACGGGCTGGATCGTTGGTGAAGTAGACACCAGGACCAAGCTCGCCACGCGCCGAAACCTTGAACTTATCGAAACCGCCCCATGCGCTCGTCCCGTGATACACCACCAACGGCCGCCCGTTCTCGTCCACAACCTTGGAATCGCCGAACCACGCCTTGAACTCCGGCGTCTCGGTCTGATCCAGCGCGCGAGACTGATCCATCTCACCCGCCGGGAACAGCCGGCGCCGGATCTCGTCGCGATCGCTCGTCGGGTCCAGCCCCAGCGCGCGCAGCTCGTCGTCCAGCGACAGCAGCGCATCGCGCAAGTTGGCGAGCGCGGAATCGGCCGGCACGTCCGGCCGGCGGTCCAGCTCGAGCGCGTCCAGCAGGTCGTTGATGTCGGCCCCCTCCGGCAGGTAGCCGGCCTCGACCGCGGCCTCGCGCGCGTAGTCCAGCGTCAGCGCGTCAGGCGAGTCCTGGCGCACCAGTCGCGGCCGGCCGCGGCGCGTCGCGCGATCGTTCTCGTTCAGGCGCGCCAGCTCGCCGGTCATCACGTCGTCGCGGATGCCGCCCTTCGCCGACAGGAACTCGGAGATGGTCGGGCCGAACACCTGCGCCTCGGTCGGGATGTCGCCGGCCTCGAGCCGGTCCAGCAGCGCGTCCATCGTCGCGTCGATGTTCGGGACACGCTGCAGCACGGCCGCGGCCTCGGGCCGCTGGCGGATGATGCGCAGCCCGTACTGCTCGTACAGCTGCCACGCGTCGCGGCCGGACCGGCTGGCCAGCGACCGGAACACGGACTGCATCAGCGCGGCGTTCTTCTCGGCCGTCGGCTGGTCCATCCCCGTGCCGAGCAGCTGGCCCACCACGTCCTGGTACACGCGGTTGTCCGACGTGCCGCCCTCCTCGACGGACGCCAGGAAGCGCTCCACCGCCTCGTCCACCTCGCCCTCGGCCGCGGCCAGCTCACCCGGCGCGTAGCCGGCCTGGCCGATCCGGCGCCAGTCGCGCAGCGCAGCGCCGTGGTCCGGCGCGACGCGGGTCAGCCACGTCTCCATCGGGATGGCGATGTCGCCACCCAGCGCCACGGCCTCGGACAGCTGCTCGGTGTCGATGCCCACCGACGCCGGGTCCAGCGCCGCGGACTGGAAGTAGGTCTGCGCCTGCTCGGCATTGACGAACACGGTGTCGGCGCCGGAGGCGGCCAGCTGCTTCACCAGCGCCTCGAACCGCGCAGGGTCGCGCTGCCGCAGCTGCGACGCCGCCGCGGCCTGCTCCATCACGTCCAGCGTCTCCGCGTCGCGCTCGGACCGCGTGCGCGCGTAGCGGGCGCCCAGCAGCGTGCGCGCCAGCGCGCCCACCGCGCTGCCCACGGTGAAGTTGTCGCCAAGCCCCTCCACGAGATCCTGGTCGGGGTTGTAGGTCAGCTGCGCGATGGCGTTGTAGGCCAGCTGCTCGGCGGCCTCCTGCGTGCCCTCGATGCCCGCGGCCACCAGCTTGTCGGTGATGTACCGGACCACCTTGTTCTTGATCCCCGGAGGAGCCCGGTCCAGCAGCTTGTCCAGGCCGGTCTTTTCCAGCGCCGCGGCGATGGGCGCCGAGATGGCGATCGCGGCGTAGGCTTCGCCCGTGCCGTACTGGCCGGCATCCTTCGCCATCTGCGCCTGCTGGTCCGCGCCGGCGCCGGCGAAGCTGGCCAGGCCCAACCCCGGGTTGATGAACGACAGCGCGGCGCCGCCGGCCAGCGAGCCAAGCCCCTCGCCCACGTCGGTCAGGATGTTGGTCCGCCCCTCCGGAAGTGGGTCGGCCATGTTCATGTCCAGCCCCAGCACCGGGTCACGATCGGGGAGGTACTGCTGGATGCCGCCGCGCTTGATCCAGTCGCCCGCGCGGATCAGCGGGTTGGCGCCAGGCTTGACCTGCGTGCGCGCGTACTCCTCGCCGCCGAACAGGTTGGCGAGCCCGTAGGCGCCGGCGTCCCACAGCTCGCCGAGGCCCGCTACAGCGCCGCCCGTGAACTGATTGACGCCTCGCGTTGGCGCCGAAATCACGTCCGCGATGCGCTGCAGCACGGGGATGTCGTCCTGCGCCAGCGTCGCGTTCGCGGCGTCGCCGGCCAGCCACGAGGCCAGCTCGGGGTTGCGCTGCCGGGTCATCTCGAACGTGCGCTGCACCTCGAGTTTGCGCATCTCCTCCGGGTTGCGCGCCAGCACGTCGGCCGGCACGCCCAGCTGCCGGCTCGCCTGCTGCGCGCGCGCGTACTGGTCCGGGTTGTGCTGCTGCGCCGCCAGCGCCGCCGGGCCGGTGGCGATCGGCTCGATGCCGTCGTCCAGGCCGAGGTACGGATTCTGCTCGCGCGACGGCGCGCCCGCGGCCGGGGCGGTGCCGGCGGCCTGCGGGTTCTCGAGGTACGGGTTGGTCATTGCGCGTTCGCCCTTTGCATGCGAGCCCGCCACTTGGCGGCCACGGTGTCACCGTTCACCGGCTTACCCTCGGCGGTCAGCGCCTCGACAATCAACCGCAGGTCGGTCTGCGGGATGCCCAGTTCCGCGATGGTCGCCGTCTCGGTGTTGGTCCCCCACAGCATACCCGGAACCTCGTACGAGAACGTCGCCTGCCGCAGCGTCAGCAGGTCCGCCTGCTGGATCGTCTCGGTGTAGGTCGGCTCGCGGCCGGACTGGCGCACGAACTGGTCGCGCCAGGTCCGCATATCGCGGTCGAAGGTGATGGCCTTTTCGCTCTTGGCCATCGCCGGCTTGGAGACGCCCAGGTTGTTCAGGGTGTAGCTGGTCACCACCTGATCGAACTCGCCCTCGGTGACCGCCTTGGCCCGCTTTGCCGGGTCGTCCGACAGCACGTTCGACTGCGCGCTTGCCAGCCAGTCGCGGTCCTGCTGGGACATCTGCAGCTTGGGGTCGTACGGGTTGTACTTCGCCAGCTCGGCGCGCGCCGTCTGATCGCCTCGGGCGGCCTTGTACACCACGGTCCGGTAGGCGAGCAGCTGGTCGCGCGGGGTGTCCACGTCACCGCCCACGACGCGCGCCTTCAAGCGAGCCTCCCACGCCGCGGTCCGGCCGTTCTCGTTGGCCCAGGCGATCTCCTGCGGGGTCAGGATGCGCGCCAGCGGGGTGGACGGGTCCGCCTGCTCGACCTTCGCGTTGATGGCCTGGATCATGCCCCGCTCGATCTCGGCCTGGCGCGCGTTGTCGACGGCCTCGCGCTGCTCGATGCTGGCCAGCACCGCGCGGCGCCGCTTCGGGTCCTCGATGTTGTCCAGCGCCCACTGCTTCGCCTGGGCGAACGACAGGGGCGCGCCGGTCGCCGGCGTCGCCTCCGAACCCGGGGCGCCGCCGCCGCGCCGCGCCGCTGCCTTGGCCGCGCGCGCGTCCCAGTTGGCGATCGCCTGCGCCTTGGTCATGCCCCGCAGGTAGCCGTTCGCGGCCATCTGCTGCGGGCTCAGGATGCGCTCCATCGGGGTGTCGGCCGACGCGCGCGCGAACGCCACGCCCTTGTCCTCACCGAAATGGTGCGCGGCATACAGGGTGTGCCGGTTGACCGGCTGGCCCGCGCGGCGCAGCGCGGCGGCGTTGTCCCGGTCCAGCGCGGCGGCCATCTCGCCGGACTTCTCGGGGTCGGTCCGCGCCGCAAGGATCTGCTGGCGCGACAGGCCGCGCGCCCAGGCCGGGCGCTCCTTGGCCACCATGCGCAGCCAGGTGTCGTCAACGAACTGGTCCGCGCCGGTCGCGCTGCTGTCCGGGTTGCGCGCATCGGCGCGGCCGCCGGACTCGAGGTCGCGGCGGAACGTCGGGTAATCGGCGAGGTCAGGGCTGGTCGCCGCCCCGCCATCGGGCACGCCGCGGGTCAGCAGCGCCTCCGCCAGGTTGTCGGCCTCGTTCGCCTCGACCATCGGCTGCAGCACGCGCTCGATCTCCGCCTGCTGCCCGCCGGTGAACTTGTCGCGGTGCTGGTCGTAGTACGACTGCGCAGCCACCGGGTCATCGTTCGCGATGCGCGACACGATGGACGCATGGATGCCAGACTCGATCTCCTCGAGCCCCAGCTTCGTGGCCTCGGCCGGTTCGCCAGGATTGCCGACGATGTACGCCTGCTGCGCGCGCTCGATCTCGGCCGCGACGCGCTTGGGGTCGTTGTAGAACAGCAGCGCCGTGTCGGCCGAGGACTTGATATAGGCCGCGGTCGTCTGCCTGGTGTACTCGTCCGACTCGCGCGCGACGTGCCGCAGCAGGTCGCCCTGCATGTCGGTCTGCCACATGCCGGTCCGCTGCTCGAACAGCTGACGCTGGCGGCCGCGCAGGCCCGCCGCGATCTCGCCGCGCCGCTTCTCGAAGTCAGGTAGGACACGCTCGGGCAGGCCGAACGCGTCCTTGCCCTTCGCCCGGAACGCGCCGGCCTCGCCGAACAGCATCTCGTTCTGCTGCTCGCGCAGCCGCGCCTCGGCCTCCATCACCGCCGCGGTGTCCACCTTGTCGCGCTCCTGCTGCGCGATTCGCTCGAACACCTCGCCAGTCGCCGCCAGCCCACGCGCGATCCCGGCGCCGAACGCCTCCGGGCTGGCGCCGTCGGCCGAGTAGCGCGCGTTCGGCAGGTTGGTCTGCTGGACCTGCCCTTGCTGGTAACGGGGGACGACAGGCATGGCTTAGCCTCCGGCGTACTGGTAGCTCGAATTGAACACGCTGGCGGCCGTCGACAGGTAGGTGCCGGTGGCCTGGTTCTTGCCCGTCGCCAGCGCCAGCTTGCCGCGGGCGCGGGAGTTGTTCGCGTCGACCTTGAAGCCCCACGCCTGGCGGGCGGCGTTCGCGCGGATTGCCAGCGCGTCCTCCTCGCCGAACATGGCCGTCTCGCCCATGATGTCGACCGCGGTGCCCTGCGACGCGTCGACGTTGTTGGCCGCGAACGTCGCGCGCTGCTTGCCGAGCATCTGGCGGACGCGCGCACGCTGGCGCTCCTCCTCGATGTTGCCAAGCTGCTGCGCGTACTTGGCCTGCGTCTCGGCCACGTCGGCGTTCTGCTTGGCCACGGCGTTCTCGTACCGCGCCGCGGCTTTCTGCGACTCCGCCTGCTGGTATCCGGCGGCAACGGCGAACACAGCAGCGATGGCTGCACCCCAGCTGCACATGGTCACGCCCTCCTATCGAATCGGTGGAACGGGATGCGGTCAGGACCGAACGGTTCCGCCGCATGGATCTCAAACCCCAGCCACCCCAGCCACCGGATCGACGCGGTGTTGCGCGCGTCCACCCAGTTGACGAGGTGATGATACCGCGCTGCGAGCACTTCCAGCGCCGGCCTGGACAGCCTCAGCAGCTCGCGCTGCGCCCGGAATGCCCGCATGCCGTCGGTCCCCACCATCCACGGGACGCCCACGCCGCCCAGCCAGGACATCGGGACGATCCCGAACATGCAGACCGGCACCCCGTCGAGCTCGGCGGTGATCGTCTCGAACCGCATGCCGTCGGCCATGCACCGTTCCGGGGTGACCCGGCACGACGCCCACAGCTCGGCCACGTCCTCCGCGCGCGCGCGCGCGGCGATGATGGCCACGTCCTCCGGCACCGCCGGTCGCAGGATGGCCGTCACGACTCGCCGAACTCCACCTTGGGGATGATGCCGACGATGGACAGCGCCAGCGGGCCATCCTGCCGGACGCACACTCGGCCGTCCTGCTGCCACGACTTCGCCGGGTAGACCTGCACCATGCCCTCGATGTTGGCCGGGGGCGCCTGCAGGTCCTCGGCGTCGCGCGACTCGTACTCCTCGAGGCTATCGAAGTCCGGTCCGATCTTGATGTTGCGGCCATCCTGCACAAGCAGGCTGACCTCGGTGATGACCTTGGCGCGCGACCTGACGGACTCACTGCCCGGGACCGTCACCTCCAACGTCTCGAAGTCCGACTCGTACGCCAGGCCCGCGTGCACCACCACGGCCGGGTCGTCCAGCGTGATCGCGCCTGCCACCACCTCGCGCGGCGCCATCACGAACGCGTCGGCCAGGATCGCCACCGTCTCCCCGGTCAGGTGGCCAAGCCCGGACAGGGTGTTGCGCCCGAACGCCCAGTCGGTCGTCGCCGTGGCCTGCCACGCGGCTTCCACCGCGCGCAGCGGGCGGACCTTCACCACCGTCGCCGACGTGTACTCGGTGATGACCAGGCGCAGCGGGTTGTCGCCCTCGTAGCCGAACACGATCCAGTCGCCCACGTCACTCACGCCCGTGAACACGTTGGTCGATGCCGTCAGCGTCAGCTCGTCCTCGGTCGACCAGCCCGAGCCGGTCAGCGTCATCGTCGTCGCCGAGGTGTTGCGGCCGTCGTACGTCAGGCCCGAGTCCACGAAGAACCAGTCGCGCGGGTGCTCGAACAGGCGCGTGTTCAGCCGCTCGATGTAGCGCTTGGTCACGCCGTTGATCGTGCGATTGACCACGAAGTACGCCACGTCCTCGCCGTCCTCGGGGACCACGGTGACGGACTCGAACGTGCCCTGCGTCTCATGCCACGACCAGCCGTTCACCTGCTGCTCGCGCATGTAGGTGATCGACAGCGCCTTGCCGTCGTCGCGGACGGCCCACGCCGCCGAGTACGGGATGGTCTGGAAATCCCAGTCGGCCAGCGTGTAGCCGAGGACGAGGTGCGACGCGAAGATGGTCAGGTCAGAACCGACGTATCCATCGTTCTCGAAGTTGTACCCGATGTCGCGGATGATGTAGCCGCGCGCCTGGGTGAACAGCGCGGTGTTGCCGATGACCAGCGCGGGCAGGCGGCTCGACCCCCAGTAGGACTGCGGCTTCCAGCCCAGCGTCTCCGGCGTCAGCACGTCGTCCTGCCCGCCCGACGTTTTCCACTCGCCGCCTGTCGTCAGCATGATCAGCTTGTCCAGCGGAACGAAGTCCTGGATCGCGTTGACCTGGCGCGCGTTCAGCGTCGCGGTGATGGCGTCCGAGTCCACGATCGGCGTCGACTTGCCAAAGTTGGAATAGTCGCCGGTCTGCGAGAACCACGCGGTCTGCGGCTGCGACGCGGTGCGACCGAAGATCAGGCGGTCCGCGAAGAACTCCACCTCCTGCGGCCAGCCGTACTCCGGGTTCCACGCCGACAGCGCGAAGATGTCAGTCGTTCCGGCCGTGCCCGACGCGTACTCGACAACCTGGATGGCGGCCAGGTTCGCCGGCGCCTCGTAGAAGTCGATCTTGTCGGTCGTCGCGTTTGTGGTCCAGCCCTGCGGCATGGCTCCTCCTTATGGTACGTAACTGCCGCCGCCGCCACCGGTCCATCCGCCACCGGGCCGCTCGCCGCCGCCGGTGCCGGGCGGGCTCTCGTAGAACGGGTTGGGCTGGATCGGCACGCCATCGATCGTGACAGCGTAATCCGACTGGCTGAGCGACGTTGCCCCCGTGATGGTGAACTGCTTGGTCGTGCCGTCGCCCACGAAATTCCACGTCGTCGTCGGCGCGACCGTGCCGCCCACCACCGAATCCGGGAGCCGCTTAGTCACGATGCCGACAACCTCGGTCGGGCTCACGTACTCGGTGATCTGCACGATGCCGTAGCCCGAGTGCAGGTACTCCCATTCGACGCCGGTCGTGTACGTGTCGGTGCCCGACGAGCGCGTGTCCCCCGGGCCGTCCCAAACCTTGCCGAACTCATGCACGGGCTTGCTCGCGCCGGTCTGCTTCCACGTGGGCGTACCCGACGGGATCGCGCTCACTCGGTAGGTCTTCCCGTCGGACCGCCGCTGGATGCTCAGCACGATGTTGCGCTCGCCAGGCTCCCACGGCCGCGTCTGCGTCAGGTCCTTCGCCTCCATGTAGATCAGCGTGCCAACCATATTCGCCGTGAACAAGTCGAAATTGGCCTCAACGGTGACCTCGCCCTCGACCGCGCTCGCGGTGACCTTCAACGCCTCGTCCGCGTTGATCGCGCGGAACGGCCCGTTGCGCGGCGTGAACTCGCGCAGCTCGAACGATGTGGCCGTCAGGCGGCGCAGCTCGCGCGGCGCGTGACTTCCGTGCACCAGGTACATCACGTCGGCGGACTGGGTGAACTTCACGTCCCAAATCTCGTCCTCGGTCCACGGGCTCGTCACCTCGACCGGCGTGCCGCCGGACTCCACCTGCGCGCCGCGGAAGATGAACCGCATGTACAGGTGGCCAAGCTCGATGACGTAGCTGATTTCCGAGGATACCTCGAACGGGATCAGCCGGGCCGGCTTGGTCGAATCCTTGGACTCCACCACGAACCGCAGGCCCGGCCGGTTGTCGACGCCGCCGTACGGGCGCACGATGAAATTCTTGCAGCGCTTGAGCGACGTGCCGTAGCGCGCGATGTCGACGCGACCGTACAGGGACGGCGAGATTTCACCGCCAGCGAAACTTGGCTGGATCAGGTTCGGCATGTCAGTGCTTCCGGCTGCGCGGCATCGCGATGATCGCCCAGGCGATCGCGATAACCACCGTCCACAGGGCCACCTCGAGCATGGTCAGGCCCTCCCGCTGATCGACGGCGACATGCGGTCGTCCAGCCGCTCGGCCTCGGACAGCGAGCCGGTCTGCGCCTCGCCCGCCATCGCCTGCGCCATGTTGCGCGCGTAGTTGGCCACGTTCGGGGCGACCTTGAGCGGCATGGCAATCGCCGCGGCCAGCGCCCACGAGAAGCCCATGACGAACTCGGGGTCGAACTGATTGGGGTCGGTGATCCGCTTCGTGTACCACAGGTATGCGTCCTCGAGGTCAGTCACGATGATTCGGCCGGTCGACGTGGGGTCGGCGCGCACCTCGAACGGGATGCGCGGCTCGATGACCACGGCGGACGGGTCGTAATTCTCGGTGCGGATCCGCGCGCCGTCCTCGTCGGTCAGCTCGTCCGCGAACAGGCAGTCGGTCGGGTAGCGGTACTGGTACGCCCAGCCAGGCGGCGCGTCGCCGCTCACCAGCGCCAGCGCCACCACTGACTGCGCGAAATTCGGACGGTGCTTCCGAAGCAACTGCGCCAGCATGGTGTCGTAGTACAGCTTGCACACCCGCGCGCGCTCGTTGTTGTCGTTGATGTTCTCGATCGTCTGCGTGATGCCGATGTTGCCCAGCGCCATGTTGCAGATCGTCACTTGACTGGTCACGACATTCTCCTCATCGATACGTTATCAATATCGCCCTGCGTTCCGCCGCCCGCGATGATCTCGAAATTTACGTTTCCAGTATTGGCAACAAGATCCTGCGAGTACGTGCCATTGGCCGTGCGCGTGGTTCCGGTTCGCGTTGTTCCACCTGTGAAGCGAACCGCGAACAGGCCGGACACGTAATTCAAAACCGTGAACTCGACCCGATACGTCGCCCCCGCCACGAAGGCAATTGGCTGAAAAATAATTCCAGAAGCAACGTCGGCCGAACGTATTGCGCGACCACCGCTTATGCTCCAAGACGCCCCCTTAGTCCACACAGTATCAGTGGCGAAGCCGCCGTTGATGATCAGCTCGGGAGATCCAGCGCCATTGGCGCCAAAAAAACCCAAGCACAACCTGGTGCCAAGTGCCGTCATGACGATCACGCCCTCATGCGCTCGCGATCAGGCACACGTTGGTGCGGTTTACGGACGCGCCGTTGTCCCACGTCAGAGACGTGCTCGCGATGGTGCCAGAGATTGCGCCCTCCTTCCCTCCTACCCACATATGATTGAACGCAGCCAGGTTCGACTCGAGCTCGGTAAATCCGGACGGCGCGGACGACACCACGGGCGCGGCACGCGAGTCGTCGCTGCAGAACATGACCAATTGCACACCGCCCTTCGTCGCGGAAAACGCCGAGGTGGTTGTCGCACCGGTGCCAGCGCTACGGGTAACCGACGATGCCGAGTTGATCGACACAGCGCCGCGCAGCGCAACGCACACCACTGCGCCGCGGTCGCTGATTCCGTCGTTGTTGAACGTGTAGCTCGCCGGCTCGGAACCGCCTGCGACCTTCGTGTACACGTAGATCGTGTCCAGGCTAGCGCCTACGCTTGCAAGGTACTGCGCGGCCCCGGAAGGAACAGACCCGATCGTTCGCGTGTGATTGGAGAAGTAGATGAAGAACACCAACAGGTCGCCGGACAGTACGCCAGCCGGCTTGTTGACCACGAAGCTGGTGTTGATCGCGTTGACCTTCGTGCTGTCCACGATGGTCACACCGGCGCCGGAAACAGCGCCTCCGGCCCGCTTGACCGCCAACGCGTTCCCGAGCCCAAGGCGCATGGTCAGTACACCGCGACGAGGTTGGTGGCGGTCGTGCTGGTCGAGTTGACGCCGATGACACGAACCGGCAGGACCGCGCCGGCGGGGACGCCGACGAAGGTGACCGCGCTTCCGCCGTTTGCCGGGCGCACTGCCACGTTGCCGGTCACACCGACGTACACCGACACCGGTACCGAGAACGAGTCGGCATCCGACGGGGTGATCGCGACCGCGGCGCCCGGGAAGGACGGGATGATCGCCGAGTCGTTGCTGAAGTTGGAAAGGGTGATGGTGGCCATGTTTGCCTCTCGTAGAGACGGGGCTGGTTACCCAGCCCCGTCGTGGTCAGAACTCGCCATCGTCGGCCTTGGGCTCGGTGTCGGCGGCCGGGGCCGCCTCCACCTTGTCCTCGGCCTGCTTGGGCTCGTCCTTGCGCTTGCGCTCGGGCTTGGCCTTCTCGACCTCGGCCGGCGCCTGCACCTCCTCGCACCAGCCAGAGATCGGCGGGCCGGCGTGCTGGAAGGTCGCGCCAGCACGGATGATCCCGTAGCCCTGGACGTAGTGCTCGGGGGCGTTCGGCTTGAGCCTGTAGGTCTTGATGGTCATGGCTCAGGCTCCCGTCAGGCGGTCGTGGCCGGGTTGCCGCGGCGGGCGTACGACTGCCACTTCTGCACGTCCTTGGTCAGGAACGCGTCGAAGGTGCCGGCAGTGAGCGGACCCGAGGCGACGGTGTAGCGGACGCCCAGGTACCGCTCGTAATTGCCGGCCGGCAGACGGATGCACGCCAGCGTGGTGCCCGCCGGCGAGAACGCCGCGAAGGCGAGCGCGCCGGTCGAGTAGTGCACCGTGGCCGAGGTGGCGAGGTTCGCGGTCGAATCCGACTCGAGCGTGACCGTGAGGGTCGCGTCCGAGCTGGTGTCGGTGGCCGCCGTCTTGGTCTGGACCACCAGGTACACCTCCTCGCCCGTGCCGATGTCGCGCAGGGTGTTGTCGGTGACCGGGCCGAGGTCGATGACGTTGGTCGAGATGGCGGTCGAGGTGACGGCCTGCGCCGCCGAGAACTCGTTGAAAGCGTCGATGATCATGTTGGCTGTCTCCTATGATCAGGCGAAGGACACGGCCGACTCGGTGCTCAGCAGAGCATCGACGCGGCGGACCGGGACCTCGGCGAAACGCAGCGCCGGCTTGCCGGCCACGGTGTCGTACTCGAGGGTGGAGTTGACCGTCTTGTTCACCGTCTGGCGACGGAGGAACGAGCGGATGGTGCGGTTGCAGTAGAACGCCGGGCGCACGCCGTTGAGCGACTGGATGCGCTCGAGCGCGCGGGTCAGCAGGTCGATCAGATCCGCGCCAGCGGTCGCACCCTTGGTCAGCGCGGTCACGTCGATGTTGGCGATGCGCACGATGTAGCGCCAGTCGCGCACGGCCATGCCGCACTTCCACTGGTAGTGGTCCTGGTACGCGCGGTACTTGTTGCCCTCGCTGTCCGACACGGTGTCCAGGCCCAGGTCCTCGTGGATCAGGCCGGCGCGGGTGCCCTTCGGGTAGATGCCGTGCACCGTGTTGGCGCCCCAGCCGACCAGCCAGATCGACGTGCAGTTGCTCGAGCCGCCGCCGTCGATGACGTTGATCGCGTTGGCCGGGCCGTTGCCGTCGGCGAAGCGCGGCGCCAGGCCCAGGAAGCGCTCCGGGTTCACGGCGGTGTCGCCGTAGAACAGGGTCGACGCCATGTTGTTGTTCATGGCCTCGATGAACGCCATGTTCTCCGACAGGCGGAACGCGGCGGTGTTGCCGTTCAGCTCGGCGAGGTCCTTGTCGACCTGACCGAACGCCTCGAGCATGCCACACGCCTCGTCCATCTGCGCGGTGGTCGACTTGGACTGCGGGACGCCCTTGTTCAGCTTGCGCCACGCGACCTCCGGCAGGCCGGTGCGGACGGTGACACGGTGGCCGGTGGGCAGGTTGCCCTCGATCCACGGCATGTCGTACAGGATCTCGTTCTCCTCGGACAGCAGCTCGGCGATCGCCGAGATGTTGCCATCCGGGTCCATGCGCTTGGCCACGTCCAGGAGCGTGGGGTTGTTGGTGGCGAGAGTTGCCATTGTCGTGCCTCCTTAAGGCTTGTGATTGGGGTACAGACGCTCCTCGAGGGACAGCTGGCGGCCGGCGCCATTGCCGGGTGCGACAGTCTTATCCTCGCCGAGCGCCATCCCGACGCGCCGACAGAAGCGGATCATCTCGGGGTGATTCCCGAGCCCGGTACTGGTCAGCAGGTCGAGCAGCTGGGGAGTGCCGAACGCCTTGACCGCAGTCACGGCCACGGCCAGGTTCTCATCGAACTTGGCGCCACCGAACTCCTGGTCATTGCGCGACTCCTCGCCCCACTGCGCTACTTGGTCGGCGAACTGCTGCTGCGACTCGGCCTGCATCTCGGCATACAGCGAGACGAACTTCTGCGCCTGGTCCTGATTCAGCCTGAGCTCTTTCGCGATCGGGGTGAACCGGCCAAGCGCCTGCTCGTCCAGCGTGATGCCTTCGGGCAACGCGAACTCGCCGTACTCGATCTCGGGCTTGTCGGCATCGGCCTTGCCGTCACCTTCGTTGCCCGCGTTCTCGTTCGACGTGTCGCCTTCGCCACCGGCCTTGTCGTTTGCGGTGTTGTCGCCTTCCGGTTTGCTCCCCTCGCCGGTCAGCAGCGTGGTGCCGCTGCCCTGCGCGGGAGTCTCGACCGGCTGCGTGGAGCTGCCCGGCGCTTCGGTGTTGGTCTGCGCGCCATCGTTCTCGCCAGCCATGTCAGGATTCCTCTTGCTCGTTGTTGGTCAGGTTCTTCAAACGCTCGAGCTCAGCAGCATCGCGCGCTTCGCGTTCCATCGCCTGATACTCGTTGAAGCAGTCGACGTGCACGCGGGCCAGCAGGCTCAGCCCGACGGACCGCATGCCGGCGCGCAGGTGGATCTCCGCGCTCGGCGACCACCCCAGTTGGAACGTGCCGCACTCGCCCAGCAGGTCCCACACGAACCGGCGACCCTCGGCGGTGGCCATCACCGCGCGCAGGTCGTTCGCCCGCTGCTCGAGCCGCTGCTTCTGCTGCTCGGTCAGGACCGGCTCTTTCATGCGGCCCCCTGCTGCGCACCCGCGGCGCCCAGCGCCGGCGCGATGCGCTCGAGCACCGAGCCCTCAGCCGCCGGCGTGCCCGCGGCCTTGGTCATGGCGCCGGCGATGTCGGCGACCGGTTTGGCCATCGCCGCGGCCTGCTGCATCTGCGTCTGCTGCGCATCGGCCTCGCGCTTCGCGGCCACGGTGTCGTCCGGCACCACGATGCGCGGGGACACGCCGAGCATGTCGGCCACCTCGTCCACCACCTGATCCGGGTCCACCTTGTCCAGCACGCGCGGCCAGGCTTCGGCCATCTGGCCAACGCGCCCCAGGAACGCGTCGACGCCGGCCAGCGCGACCTGCTTCTGCGCCTGGGCCAGCACCGAGATGTACTCGGTCTTGAGCGCGACGCCCTGCAGCGCCTCTGGCGCCGGCGGGATCAGGCCGCGGCGCAGCATGATGCCGAACAGGCGGTCGATCAGCCGGTTCAGGAACTCCGAATTGAGCCGTTCCAGCACCGGGCCGAGCATCAGCAGCTTCTCCTCGTGCCGCTCCTCGATCTCGCGCGCCGTGATCTGGCGGCGGTCCGAGTTGGCCAGCATCAGGAACAGGTCCGCGTACATGAACCGGTTGATACGGTCGCGCAGCTGCCCTTCGTCCTCGAGCAGCGGCGTCAGCATCGTCGGGTTGCCCTCGTACGCCGGCGTGATCCCCGGCCGCGTTCCCGTCGCCTGCGAGTAGTAGTTGACGCCGCCCGGGATGGACGAGACGCCCCACGTGCGCATCTCGACCGGCACGTTCAGCGGCGGGTCCACGAACTTGTCGATGGCCAGCGCCTTGCGCCGCTCCTGGATCTGCAGCGCCTTGGCATCGCCCAGCGCGTTCATCGCCGGCGAGGTGCCGTAGGTGTCGCCACCCAGCACGGACCAGCGCGCGGCAAGGATCGGGCACTCGCGGAACCCGGACTCGCGCAGCAGCGCGTCCTTGTTGACCTCGGACTTGCCGCGCTCGTAGTACGTCGACCGGTAGGCCATGCCGCGGTAGTCTGCGCGGCGCACGTCGCGCTCCTCGTTGGGCTCGATGACGTGCACCACGTCAATCCACGCCTCGACGTTGCCGTTGCCGTACTGATTGCGGACCGCATCCGACACAGCGTCCCAGCCGAACTCCTGCACCAGCTGGCGCACCGTCATGCGGAACTCGCGGTACAGCGTGTCCACGCGGCTCTTGGAGTCCAGGCCCAGCAGGTACTCGCCCACCGTCAGCGTGCGGAACACCACCACGTCGTCGGGGTCCTCGTCGGCCAGCATGACGGCCGTGCCGAACGTGCCGATCTCGTCGTAGAACGCGTGCGCCGACTCGTAGAAGTTGGACCTCGCCAGCACGTCCCGCATGTTGCGGTCCACGTCGGCGAGCCATTCCTTCACGTCCTGCAGCTCGCGCAGCTCGGGGTCCGCCACGGTGTTGCGGAACCACGGCCGCGCCGGCGAGGTGATGCCGGCCATCATGCCCGCGCTCAGCGTCTCGCGCGCGCTGATGGGCGTGCCGTCGATGATCTTGTTGTGCCGCTTCTCGCCGCGGTTCATCTGCTGCGAGGCACCCTGGCCGGACAGCGTGAGCCGGCCGCGGCGCGGCATGAAGAAGTCCGCCAGCTCGCGCCAGTGCGTGATCCAGCCGCCGCCGTCGCGCTCGTTCTGCAGCTGCACCAGGCGCCGCTCGCACCGCTTCCGGCGCGATTCGGTCATCTCGGGCATCTTGTCTGGGGCGCGGCTGTCAGCCATCGGCATGAGCTCAGCGGTAGTGGCCGAACAGGGCCAGGCGGATGGCGACGAACAGCGGGGTGCGGCGCATGGTCAGCTTCCCAGCAGGGTCTTGGACTGCGCCGTGGGCGTCGAATCCCCGGCGAGCATGGTCGACTGGCGGCCGTTGCGGCCCTGCGCGCGGCGCCGCTCGCGATCACGCGCGTCGATCACCTGCTTGTCGACCTCGGCGGACTGGGGCGGGGGCGGCGGATTGACCGGCGGCGGCGGCTTGGGCTTGCTGGTGCACACGGCAGATGGCCTCACGTCGCGGCCGCGCTCCCCAGCCCGGCCTTGCACCCCTTACGCGACGCGAACAATCGCACAGCGTTGCGATGCCCGCAACACTAGACGCCCTGACCTAGCCAGCGCGCCTCGGAGTCGTAGTCGGACGCGCCACGCTGGCCTGGCGGCCGGTCGAACAGCGAGCGCTTGGCCACCGGGAAGGCGAACGTCAGCGCCAGCGCGTCGGCCTCGTCCGGCGAGAAACCAAGCCTGGACTTGATGTCCTCCTTGGATTCCAGCTGCAGCACGCCGCGCGCGTTGTCGTGCGAGTACGTCGGCGCCGTGAGCTCGGTCTTGAGCGACGGCCGGTCCGGGATGGCGCCGCCGGCGCGCAGCCAGTCGGCCAGGCCCCAGTACATCTCCGCGCGCTTGTTGGCGAACCGCGGGTCACCAGGCTTTCCGCCGAACTGCACCTCGATCGGGTCGTAGCCCATCTGCCGCAGCCGGTCGATGACGCCGGCGCCGTAGCCACCGGTGCCGTCCACGAACACGGCGTCCGGCCCGTGCAGCGCGATCTGCTGCGCCACGGCGTCGGCCACGGCCATGCTGTCCGCCAGCTGCATGACCAGGGGCGCCCACGACGCGAGCCCCTGCCGGCGGTAGATGACCGAGCGATCGTCGCCCTGCCGGGCCACGTCGACGCCGAGGATGATCGGCGCGAAGTCGTACACGTCCTGGCGCAGGTGGCGCCCGGCCGCCTCGTTCACCACGTCGATCGGGATTAGCGCGTTCACGGCCGCCGCTGTGAAGTCGCACTCGAGCTCCTGGCGGAACAGCGCCTCCGGCATGGTGGCCTTGGCGCGCTCGATCTCCTCCGCCGGGAGCGCGTCGGTATCGCGCCACCCGTACAGCATCGCGGACCACTCGCCGTTCGGGTTCGCCTGCTGCTCCTTCACCGCGCGGTAGTAGATCTCCGAGAACAGGTTGACGCCCTTGGGCGTGCCGATGAAGTCGGCCCAGCCGGTGCGGTCCAGCAGCGCGGGCAAGATGATCGTGGTCCACACCTCGGGCTTGAGGTCCGCCACCTCGTCCAGGACCACGCCATCGAAGTACAGGCCGCGCAGGCTGTCCGGGTTGTCGCCGCCGAAGATGCGCACGCGCGCGCCGTTCGGGAACTCGACGTACAGCTCGGACTCGTTGATCTTCGTGCCCGGGACCTTCGCGGCGTACTGTTTCAGGTACTCCCACGCGATCGCCTTGGCCTGCTTGAGCAGCGGCGCGATGTAGCCGTACCGCGGGTTGACCTTGGTGCAGCGCAGCGCGTCATCGATCAGGCGCATGACCGCCATGACGGTCTTGCCGGCACGGCGGTGCACCACGCGCACGTTGAACCTGCGCCGACGCCGGAACGCCTCGGACTGCCACGGCCGCGGCCGGAAGCCCAGGTCGATCGTCTCGGTGCGGGCTGTCATCGGCGCAACCTCGGATACTGCAGCTTGGCCATGCCGCAGCCGAGCAGGTAGTGGGTCACCGTGCCGTCTGCGCGACCGAGCCCGAACACATTGAGCTCGTCGCCGGACAGCACCACGGCCGCCTCGATCACGCCTCCGTACTGGCCGGACTCGATGTCGTCGGCCATGCGACGCAGCATCGCCGGTATGTCTTGGAGCGCGGCAGACTCGAGGACGCGGATCGTCGCGGCCATCAATTCACCCTCGGCTTTTCCTGCGCAGCCCCGAACAGAAGGTCGAGCTCCGCGTCGTGGTTTCCGTGGCGCCACGCGTCAACGCGCTCTGACCATGCCTGCTCGCAGGCTTCGCATGCTCCACCGTACATCTCGAGCTCGCGGCGCGGCGTCTCGCGCCCGCACCCAGGACAATACAGGCGCGCGGGCATCGGTTTCATGCCTCGATCCACCACATCTCGCCGTTGGTGCGCATCGCAGGTTGCACGCGCAGTTGCTCGATGCGGCGCACCAGCGGCTTGAGCAGGTCTGCCTGCGCGGCGTCGCACCGCGCCTGCGCTGTCCGCACCGCCTCGTCGTACTGCGCCTGGCGGAATTTGCGCTCGGCCTTGATCCGCGCAGCTGCTTTCTGCTCACGGTGGCGCACCAAGTCGTCCATCACGCTGATCATCCCTCCCCCCACTGGCGCAGCGCCTCGCGCACGCCGGCCGGCCAGCGCTTGTGGACGAACGCGGCGATCTTGTCGTTCGCCCGGCCTGCAGCGTCCAGGAACGCGCACGCCACCACCATCACCGCGACGTAGACGGCCCACACCACCGTCACCAGCCCGCGCGCCACCAGCGCCACCCACCACTGCCACCGCTTCGCATGCTCAAGCATCGTCGTCTCCCTGCGGCGCCGCAGGCTCAGCCTCGGGCACCGACGTGACTACCGCGAACTGCACCGGACCGCCGCCCGGTCCCGTGTGCTCCACCTTGTCGCCCCAGCGCTTCGGGTTGAACTTCGCCAGCGCCTTGATCCGCGTCTCGATGCGCAGCTTGGAGCGCTGCACGTGCTCGGCATCGAATACGGGGCCTTTCTTGCTCGGCACGAAGTCCCCGCTCGCGTCGTCCGCGATGGCCAGCGTCTCCGCCAGGATGGCCTCCTCGCCGTCCTCACGCGCGCGCGCGAACCGCCGCGAAAGCTCATCGTCCTCGTCTGCCCACCTGCGGAACGTCGACGGGTGCGGCATGCCCTCGTCGCGGCAGATGGCGGCCAGGAACTCACCCTCGGCCAGTCGACGGATGATCTCGTCCACCATCGCCTCGGTTCGGATTGTGGGTCGTCCGGTCATGGCTCGAATCCTACTCGTCGTTGCGGGGAACGCAACGCTAGACGCTCCCCGATGCACCCAGCGCGTTGTTGCCTTTGTTGTATGTGCGCGTACAAGGGGAATGAAAATGGATGGAAATTACAGAAAGTTAACGAAAACTCGAAAAAATGCGTTGCGTACACACATACAACAAAGTCAACATTTCACCCCGGTTATCCACAGTTGTTGCCATTGTTGTCCGGAAATGCCGTTCAGCAAGTTTCGGACAACATCGTCAACATCACGCCAGCTTGAACGCGTCCCTCACCCGCTCCCGGGCGTCGGCCTTCCGCGCCTTCGCGATCGCCGCCTGCTCCCCGAACAGGGTGTGCACCTTCGGGTTCACCTCCCATCGGTTTGTCCGCCTGTCGGTCGTCTCGCCCGCAGGGAGCAGCCAGGCGGCGTCCTCGAGCGCGCGCATGACGTTCCGCTGCTGCCAGTCCGGGAGCGCGCGCCAGCGCTTGTACGCCTGCATCACGTCGCGCAGCGTCACGGTGTCGCGGCGATCAGCCAGAATCCAGTCGGCCAGCCACTCGGCCGCGGTGTCGCGCTCGGAGCGCGCCATCACGCCCATGTAGAACGCCGCCGCGTGCGGGAACAGAAAGTACCGCATGAAGTCGTGCACGCGCCGCGCCGTGGCCTCGCTGACCGGGATGGCCGACGGGTACTTGCCCGAGGTGCGCGCCTCGATGCAGTGAAACACCAGCAGCAGCCGGGCGAACAGGCCGTCCCACTTGCCCAGGTGCGAACGGAACGAGGTCGTCAGCATGTCCGCCTGCGCCAGGCCGTGCGAAAACGCCGACACGCGCTCGCGCCAGGTGTGCGCGCCCTCGGACAGCCGGACCGGGGTATCGCTCGGCGCCGTGGCGAACAGCTCGTCCAGCAGCGCGCGGTACGCCTTGATCGCGTCCATGTCCGGTGACCGGTCCTGCGCGCCGGCCGGCACGGGCTTGCCGCACACCACCATGAAGCGCTGCAGCAGGCCGTCGTCGTACATCTGCCCCGAGATGCGCCGGATGGACTCCGGCTGGATGCCCCCGAGGATGCTGGCCGACCAGTTGGGCACGAAGATGGTGCCGCGCATCACCCGGTCCACGCGCTTCGGCCCCCCGTTGTAGATCTCAAGCCACAGGCCGCGGTCCTTGCCACCACCACCGCCCTTGTACGCGTCCATCGAACCGAACCAGCCGGACAGCTCGTCGTTGATCACCAGCACGCCGCGCGGGTTGTCCTTGAGCACGTTGCTCATGGCCTCGATCGTGATGTCCTCGGCCATCAGCCGCTCGAGCAGCGGCGGCGCAGGCGGCTCGCCCAGGTCGCCCATCACCTCGCCCTTGGCCTCGCCGTTGATGTGCGCCGCCTCGCGCTTTTTGTGGATCTTGAGCTCGCGCTCGTAGTCGGCCAGGCGCGCGCCGGACTCCTCGGCCAGCTGCATGTCGATCTTCCGCAGGTGGCCGATGGCCTTCTTGATCGCCGGGGTCTTGCGGATGGACGGGTCACCGACGATGGCGCCCCACAGTCGCGCCTGCTCGGTCCAGGTGGGGTCGTGGCGCTTCGGCTGGATCTCGATGCCGTCATGGATGGCGGCCGCGCACGCGACGATGCAGGACAGCGCCAGCGTCGACGGGTCCGCGCCCAGCAGGTCCGCCTGGTCGAACACGTAGGCCACCAGCTGCGGCGGGAGCCAGTCGGCCCGGATCTCGGGCGGCTCGAACGCGCCCAGCAGGTTCAGCGGGTCCGGCCACAGGTCGCGGTCACTGCGCGGCTCGGCCGCGGGCTCAGGCGCATCGCTCACGGGCAGCTCCTCGTCGCGCGGGGCGTGGCCCGGGTCAGGCCCGGGCTCGGGCGGCGCCCAGGTGCGCACCCGCTCGGATGCCCACGCCTTGAGCACAGACGTGTCCCAGCCGTCCGTATCCATCGCGTCCGCGATGTCCCAGCCCTTGCGCTCGCCCGTGGTGTCCAGCATGCGGATCACGCTCGCCTGCCCATGCAGGCGCCGCGCCAGCCGCTCCATCGCGTCCCGGCCCGAGTCGTCGGCGTCCGGCCACAGCGTCACCTTGCGGCCCGCCAGCGGCGCCCAGTCGGCCTTGCCAACGGCCTGGTCGCCGCCCGGCCAAGTGACCGCCACGAACCCTGGGAGCGCGCGCGACGCGGCGTCCCGGCACTTCTCGCCAGACACGACCAGCACGGCGGCGTCAGGTCGCGCAGCCAGCGCGTCGAGCCCCTGCAGCGGCCGCGGCTCGGGGAACTTCACCGACGCCCAGCACCGGCGCCCGTCGGCATGCTGCGCGAACGTGACCACCGGCGTCAGCTTCTCGCCGTCGATCTCGAGGCGCATGACGTATCCCAGCAGGCGGCCGGCGGCGTCGCGGTACTCGTCCTGGCGGGTCTTGATGCGCGACCAGTCCACGACGCGGCACCGGCGCGGGTTGTAGGTCCGCGCGGGGTCGTACCGCGGCGCGTCATCGGGGACCGGCATGACGGGTTGCCACTCGGCGGACTCGTCAGGCGGGAGCTGGCGCGGCGGCGGCCGGTCGTTGGGAAGCTGGCCACCGGTCAGCCGGCGCGCAGCTTCGGCGGTGTCCACCTCCTCGATCTCGGCCACGAAGTCGATCACGTCGCCGTGCCAGCCACAGGCGTTGCAGAACGCCTTTTCCTTGCGCGGCACGACGGCGAACGACGGGTTGCGGTCAGCGTGGAATGGGCACAGGCCCACGTATTCACCGCCGCGGCGGCGGAGGTCGACGTACCTCCCGACCACGGCGTCGATCGGGTTGGCCGATCGGATGGATGCGAAGTCAATCCCCTGCGGTGTCACGGTTAGCCCCTTGGTGCGGACGGTGATGATGGCTCGGCGTTGCGGGAAACGCAACCCGCATATCTAGTGTTGCGGTTGGCGCAACGGCGTGCATACTAGGGGCGTTCGGTCAGCGCGGGTCCTCCCCAGCCTGCCGGCGCGCCTCCCCTTCGCGCTTGCGTTGATCGAATAGCCCGGCTCAGGCCGGGCTTTCTTTTTCCGGGGCCGGCGGGAGCGGCCGCAGACCGCGCACGCGGTCCGCCGCGAGCTCGAGGCAGTAGGTCCCGGCGGTGTCCTCGTCCTGGCACAGGCGGTCGACCTCAGCCAGCAACGCGTCCAGAGCTCGGCGCGCGTCAGCGTACTTGTCACGGACGCGATGCGTCCTCGAGCATGCCTGCGCCTGCGCGAGCATGCTGTCCACGTTGACCACCACGCCAGTCTCGGGTTCCTGCGCGCGCGGCGGGTGCAGCGCGGTCATCATCGTTCCCCAGTCCATCTTCATGCTCGAATCCCCATGTAATGCGCACGTCGGCGCTCGTTGATGACGAAGTTTTGCGCGCGCGTCGGCTTGTGCTTGGGCGGGTACCAAGTCAACACCTGCGCGGTGCTCGACTGGCCCATGCGCACGCGTCGGCGCAGCGTCTCGACCGACAGGCCAGGAATGCGCTTGTGTATCTCGGCCACGGTCAGCATCTCGCCGTCGAACGGGTAGCGGGTGGCGGTCACATCTGCTTCCTTCTGCTGGCTCGCTCGATTCGCCACGCGCGCACGCGCAGCATCAGGTGCCCGATCGGCTCGCCGATGTGCCAGCCGATGTAGACGGCGGCGAAGATGCCAAGGATGTGTTCGATTGTCATGCCTTCCTCCCATTCGCGGCGCGGTGCCAGCGGATTGCGCCATTGCTTGCGGTCTGCCTGCCGTGTCGCGGGATGTTCCGCCACGCCGCCCTTGCCGTGCGGATGTGTCTGCGCTTGATGGTCACTTGCCGGCCTCCTGATCGGAATCGAACAGCACGCGCGGATTCATGATCTGCTCTGCCATTCGCATCGCTGCCAGCTCGCCCACTGGCGGAAACTCGCGGACGGTGTGCCACCACCACAGGCGGCGCTTTTGCACCTTTAGGCATCGGGCGCCGTAGCTGTCGCAGGACTCGATGACTCGCACTCTCACGCCCCACCCCCTAGCACGGCCTCAATCGCGGCGTACATGGCTGGAAATTCGGCCGGGTCGGACAATGCAGCGTTGCCGCGCGCCTTGTCGTATGCGTTGCACATGCGGATGACAAAATCATCCGTCACCACGAACGGCGGGGCTTTGGCGAGCATGGCGGCGTACAAATCACGGCATTCATCGTCACTAATGTAGGTATCCTCGAAACAGTGGTCGCAAGCGACCTGCATATCGAAAATGGCCTTCACCATTTCCTCCGTCGCCACCACCGGCACCATCTTGTGGTCACTCATCCTGGCCTCCCTCTGCTTTGGCGATGGCGGCGCGAAGTGCGGCAATGCAATCGTCAATGGAGGCTTCCGCAATCCCTCCGCTGTCAACCGTCAGCACCATGCACTGAAGCGACATTTTGGCCGCAGCCAGCAACTCGTCGCGCTGCTTTAGGAGCAATACGGCATTGTGTCTTGCTTCTAAAAGCATGTCGATGCCCTGCCTTTTTGCTCCGGCATATTTAAGCGCGTTTCCTGCTGCCTCAATTGCATAAGGAATGCTGTCAAACTTTTTCATCTTGTCGCCTCTAGGATTTCGATTGACCGTGACACTGCTTTAGAAAGGAAGTTCGCATGTCCGTCATAGTTTGGGCGAAGGAGCGAAACACATGCGTCCGCTTCCGCAGTAATGGATTCAAGGCACGCCCTAAGTAGTTCGCGCTCCATCGCAATCCGCACATTTGAGCCCGCCTCTCCGTCATTGCTTTCGGCGTTACTCATCCTTCCCTCCGTTGAACACTCGCGCGGCTGCGCGGGCCATGTTGCGATACTCGTCACGCTCGTACTCTGGAATCTCGTCCCACGAATGCGGGCTATCAGCCGCCTGCATCGCCTTCGCCGCTTCCTCGATAAGCTCGTCGGGCACGGCGGGGCGGGCGTATACCATCGCGCCCCAAGCCTCTCCGGCCTCATGCGGAGACATGTAAAGGCAGGTTGTCGCGGCTACGTCCTGCATGAAAATGGTGGCCTGCACCGGCACAATCGCTGTACGTGTCATTCCTGGCCTCCTTCGGGCAGCGGTGGATGCAACCAAACCAACGGCGTAGGCGGCGTATGCCTGCCAGCTCATGCTTCCCCCTGCTGCCGCTTGCGCTCGGCTTCGATTGCCTCGATCCAACCATCCCGCGTGAACGCTGGGTTGCTGTCCACGAAGTTCATGAAGTCATCAAGCGCGCCGGAACGCTCAATTTCAGCAAGAATCTCTGCGTCCGTTTTCTGCTTGGCGTCGCTCACTTCTCCCCCTCGCCCTGCGCGGGCT